GCATTTTCTTCTGGCCTTCTTCGGCAAGTTCTCTCTGCATTTCTTCAATGGCAATCTTGGCGCTTTCTTGCATTTCGCCCATCTGTTGCTCAAACCTAGCGATTTCTACTCTAGCTATTTTACGAGCCATCAGCCACCGACTTCACATCAGCATCACATTCAATAGTTCTGTTCCAGCCGTAAGAAGAGTTCACCCCGGACCTCACCACGAACTGCAAGTCCTCTAGGGTCGCATCTTCGCCACCATCAGTTACCTGGACCTGTAATCCTTTGCGCACCAATCCAATAGTTGCGTCATAAGGAACCTGCACCCTAATCCCTTGTATAGCACCCTGCGTGATGCCCAAGTCTGGCGTCGCCGTGTTTCGAATCGGCTGAATTCTAGCCTTGCCGGAATATATCTCCACCGCGGCGGTTCCAGTGTAGCTATTGGTCTCAACGTCCCACACTTCGTCCCCGATATTTGGGTCAATTATCTTGATTTCAGCGTTATACCAGCGCGCCACGATGTCACGCATCTCCGTGGCGATTTTGGCGAAGTCTATGTATGAGCTTTTAGATATTGCCATTAGTCATTCCACCACGGATACTCGTCAGCCTGGCCATCATCGTCATCATCGATGAACATTGCAATCATGTTGAAGTATTCGCTCGACTCATCCTGAAGAGCTTCCTCACGCAATTGACCAGCGAGTTTCCGTAGTGATTCTGCAATTCTGTCACCGTTGACACTGAGGTCGTCGGATGACCAAGACTTCAGGAGAAGGGCTTGGGAACCGGCGATTGTCTCAAGACAGCGCGCAGCAGCAAGCTTGACGTTGTCGCCGTACATGGTAAGGAATGCGCCGATTTCGTCGTCGCTAAAGTACATGTAAGTACCCTCCCCAGCAGAAATATCGGTGGGGTCGGTGTCTCCAAGTAGTGCGCGAACCTGACCAACGTCAGTGGAGAAATTAGGGGGCGCTACGCCAGTATTTGCCATAAGACCATTTTACCCCATGAAAGAGCCCCCGTACCGGAGCTGGTGGGAAGGGGGGTAAGCTCAACGGCACGGGGGCAAGCCAGCAGGAGGGAAGCTGGTTCTTCTATGTTATCAAAGAAAAAGCCCCCGACGATTGCCGGGGGCTAATTCTTTTTCAGCTACTAGGAGCCGGAACCGTCAGAGTAACGGAGTCCGTCCTGAGTGATGTTGTACGCCTGAACAACGTGGCGAACACGGGTCTGAACGTCATCCTCGTCGAAGCTTCCGTCGCGGACGGGAACCTCTCCGCCACCGAGGGCGAAGTGTCCGTTGTCCTTGATGGAGATCAGCGGGGTGCGCGCACCCGAGAGGAAGACCTCCCAGAAGTACGGGCGAACGCTCAGGTCCGGAATCACGAACCACCATGCGTCAGTCTGTCCACCGGAAACGGTGTCGAGAGCGTTGAACTCGATGGGGCTGAACGGGCTGGTGTAGAGGCTCGGGTTAATGAGGCGCTCTTCAGAACCAGCGGTCACGCGAATCTGCTGCGTTGCGAACAGCTCACGAACGGTCATCGCCAGGGCGGTGCCGTAAACGAGCTTGTAGTTCGAAGCCACAACACGGTTGCCACCAACGGTGTCGGTGCGGGAGTCGGCCATAGCGGTCTCCAGGGCGTCGAAGGAGATGGCGGGGTTACCCGACAGTCCCTTGCCCGAGAAGCCAGAACCGACAGCACCAGCCGAAGTCACGAAGAGCTTCGCAAGAGCGAGGTCTTCCTGACGTGCGGCGTAGTTGGCGAACTTCGCGGTCATCTGACCGATCATGTCGAAGTTACCGGTGCGACGCAGGGACTCCCATGACATGCGGGCGCGAACACCGTGCTTGCCCTCGAAGTCCTTGTCCAGCTGAGTGGTCGTGAAGGAAACGGCGGGGTACTCTTCGTACTCGCCAACCTTGGGCAGACCACCCTCGATGAACTCCTCGCCAACGCTGTCAGTCAGAGCCGAGGGGTCAACCTGGAAGTCACCGAAACGAATAGTACCGAAGTTGTCGGTCTGGTACTCGTCGGCGATCTGGTCCCACACGTTCTGCTCAGCAGCGTACTGTGCAAGGAAAATAACATTGATAGCAGGCTCCAGAACGGTGGGAATGTCCGAAGAGGAGATTCCTTCCTGAAGCATCACCTTGGCACGAAGGTCTCCACTCATTGCGTTGGTCAGAAGCTTTGCGGCCTCAATCTGACGCTTGGTGGAACGCTCTTCGATCTTGGCGATCTCCTGCTCAACAACTTTTACGTTTGCCATTAGTCAATCACCTATTCTTAGTTGTTGATGCGAACTTTGACGTTACCAGCAACAGCGCCCTTGGCCTCGATTGCGTATCCAACGAACTCGTTAGATCCAACAGTCTTGGTCAGAGCGGTGCCGTAAGTAGCGGCGCTCGCAAGGTAGAGGGCGTCACCAACCGCAACCGCGTCAGAAGTGGTTCCAGTGAACACACCAATGTGGCGGAGGGTGGCGTAGTAGTTTGAGTCGGCCGCAAGTGCAGCGTCGGTCTCAGCGACACCAACGATGCCACCCAGGACCACGAAGTCACCAGAGGTGACAGCGGAGTTGACGGGGTAGTTGAGCGACTCTCCGTTTGCGTAAACTTCGTTAAGAGCCATTAGGCACCAACCTTCACGTTGAGAATCTCAGAGAGGCGGGGAGCCTTCTCCTCGGTCGTAACAATAACGGTCTCTTCTGCCTTGGGTGCAGCCTCAGCAGCCTCCTTGAAGTGGCTCTTCACCGACTCCACGAAAGTCTTCTGAGCCTCGATGGCCTCAGCGAGGTCACCGCCAGCACGAAGGGACTCGTACACGGCCTTACGAGAAACCTCGGGAAGGTCAGCCTCGACCATTGCTTCTGCTACAGCCGCAATGTCGATCTCTTCCTTCTCTTCGGTCTCCACGGCAGGCGCAAGGGCTTCTGCGACAGCAGCGGCTACCAGGTTAGGCAGCTCGGCAATCTGGTCGCTCAATTCCTTGAGTTCCATGTATTCCTCTTTCTTTTCTGATTCGGTCGCTGCGGCTGTTTTAGCAGCAGTACCTTCCTTACCGTCCATGGGGACGGAAGCTTCTGAAGCTTCTTTGCCTTTCCATGCCTCGCAGTAATAGCCACCGCGAACATAGTCATCCCACTTCGTGCAGTACGCTTTGTCGTCCTGCTTGCGAGATTCGTCAAAGAAAGCACAATTGCCACATGCTCTACCCTCTGGCACGTCATCTGACGTGGCCGGACGGTAGGCGTCTGGCAATTCTTCTACCATTGCAATGGCGGCTTCGTACAACTTGTCCGCCAGTTTTGATCCCGGCCGACCTGGGTATGAAACCAAGTCAACGGAATTCTGTGTGTGGGGGATGAGGTTCTCCACGACAACTTCGCCGTCGTCGTTGTAGTTCCCCTCTCCCATGGCATAGATGGAAAGACCAGTGTGCGGAGCAACTGCTTCGACAAACTCTTTCCAGTGGGGCATGATCTCTAGCTCGGCAACCAAGCCGACACCATCCTCGTACCGAGCATCCTCCGCCAACACGCCGATAAGATTCTTGGGCGAGCGGATTTCAGACTCAGATGCCGGATGGTCAACGTATGAATGGGTGCCCTTTTTGAATGCTTTTGGTCCGTAGGACTTGAGCATCTGTTCTGTGTAGATACCCGAAGACCCCTTACCCGGAGTAATTAAAACGGCACGCCAATTGTTCCCCGACTTTACGGGCGCAGAGCTAGACTCTGTTAACAGTTCGGCCATATAACGATTTTATCACGATATTTTATCGTGGGTTATTTTGCAAGTCTCTATTGCTGTTATCCCCATCTGATAAATCGTCAACGCCAGCTCCCTGGTTTCCCTGGCTTGTTGCCACGTTGTTAGGGTTACCACTACCCACCGTCCTTCCGGTGGTCGGGAAGCTGCCATCATTGTTCGGAACAAGCACCCCACTGGGTACCGGACCAGGTGCTTCGACACCCAACTGCTCTGCCATTGCGTCTTGCATAACCTGTGGGCTAAACAGTCCGGTCATCCACGCCTGACCCAGCGATTGAATCGTGCGGTAGGCGGGATCAACGATGATGTTGTTGAAGCTCACGCTAGGCTCGGGAACCCCCATCACGCGCAACACGCGGATGTAGAAGTCCTCCCAGTTACCCTGGCGTGCGTATGCAGCGTTCAGGGTGGACTGGTCGAGAATCTGGGTTCCACCGCCACCTTCGGCTCCAGGTCCAGACAGAAGCGCTTCGACCGAAACCTCCATGGCTGTAGCCGCCATTGCGGCCAGCGGGCGTCCCGTTGCCAAGTCAATGGTGTTATTGCGGGGCATGGCGTTCAATTCGATGTCAGCACCCGTTACGGCAGTAGCAGCCACCTCTTTGTTATTGATGAGCTTGGAGGAGATGTTGGCCCCACCCTTGGCTGTCTTGGTCTTGACCTGCCAGGCAATACCCGACAGGGCCTTGAGCATCTTCGATCCGTCCTTCAGATACTCCGAGTAAGCCCAGGACCACGGCAAAGCGGGTAGCGAGTCGGGCAAACCCCAGAGTCCGCCAGTCTCATCGTTGGCTTTGGTGTCGAGGATGACAAAGTTACGGTCTACGGGGATGTTATTGATTCTGGCGACCGGGTTCTCCACATAGTCACGTCGGTACCACACCTTGACCGTCTCGGCAGAGTAGGAGCTGCAGGAATCGGTTACGCGCCCGCGAACCTGGTATTCGCGAAGGTAGTAGCGAATAATCTCCGGGTCATCCGGATCGGTGGCCCAACCGGCAATCTCGTCTAGAGGAACGCGAGAGAAACGCCGAGTGCGACGGTCAAAGCGTACAAAGAAATTACCATCAGTAAAAAGCGCCCGTTCGTTTTTCTTCGATGCACCTTCACTAAACAACACCTTCTGGTTAATCGGGTCGTTGATAATGTCCATGAACCTGGGTGGGAGCGGACGATTACGAGATGACATCTTGTAACCGTGCCCAAACACATAGCTCGAGCGCAACATTGCTCCACGCTTGAGGACTGGGTTGGATGCTGTCTGCCTCCGAGCCTGCCTAGCTACCACCTTTACGTCCTCGAGGCGCATCGCCGTTTGCGAGAACTGGTTGAGTGGTGCCCAACCCTGCTCGTCGAACTCCAATGTTGCACGAGCAAGCGCCGAGTAGCTCTCGGCTAAGATTTCGTTGTTTTGAGAAAGCTCCTGAATCTGCTCCAAAAGTTTTTGAGATTCGTCAGAAGCACCAGTAAACCTGTCAAAAATACCCATGAAACAATCTTACCAGTAAGAAGCGCTATAGAAAGGATGTTCCTCAATAAATTCCTTCATCTGCACGATGTCACCCGGCCTCGGACCGTCAACCTCGTGCGAGATGGTAGAGAGGATGGCCGCATCCAAGGAGTCGGGAGATGACATACCACTTCGGCGCATGTCATCCTTGCTCGTCATAGTGATAGAACCACGCTGACTGAACTTATAAGTTTGACTTATCATCTCGTCACGCAACTGCGTGTCCTCGTAGTCTAAGTCCAAGCGCCCGTCTGCAAGGAGTTCTCGGAACGTGTCGTAGTGCCACGCCCTCGCGTTCGTCCATCGCGCCGGGTCAGGTGACGAATGAGATCCATTAATAGCGCCAATATCATAAACGGCGTCATTAAAATCGTCCAGACGCACCAAAGCATCAACAACACCACCACCCACACCATTGACATCAATGTTGATAACTCCCGCCACAAGTCTTTGCCCATGGTCATGCACCCTCCTCGCAGTTTCAATTAAGTCTAGCTTGGACCACCGATCAATACAACGGACACGCCCACCACGATTTTCGTACAAAACATTCTCGTCCGAACCAAATCGCGCAACGTCGAGCCCTAGCGTGGGGCGAATGTCTCCATCTTCTTCGATGACCGTGTCAAACCCGCTGTCAATAGTTACCTGCGGGAAGAATGTGTTATCTGCCTCATCGGGGAACTCGCCCAGCACCTTTGCCTTGTAGCGTGCAGAATCTTCTCCCCAAGCACGTTTCTTGTGCTCCACCCACTCGACGCTGGTCAATCCCTTGAGCAGGGCCTCCTGCTCACCCTCCGTGGGATAGACCTCTTCTCCCGTGAACGTGGGCAAGTCAAACGCGCTAATGCTATTGAGCGACCAATCCTGCATCAGCCGTGGGTCGGTAAAGATTCTGTGGAACTCCGTTCCCCTGCGGTCTGGGTTGCCAATCGCAAGAATCTTACTTCCCATGCTGGTCATCACCGATTCCGCAGCCGTAAACATCTCGGGTGGCAAACCACCGGCCTCATCGAGGAACACGAACGTATTGAGCTTTCTTGTTCCCTGAAACGAGCTCACGATGTCTTGGTCGCTGGGGCGCTTACCAAATGCCAAGAACTCCTGGCCGTAATCCGTATCCAGCTTCCAGTCCAGAGTTTCCGTGATTCTGCCCGGTACCGGATTGCCCCGCACCTCAGCCAGACCCTTATTGGCCTTGAGGTAGGCGAAGATAACTTTCTGAATCTGCGACAGCGTCGGCGCAGAAATAATGCACAGCGTCTCCTTGGGCTCTCTCGTTGCAATCAGCCAAGTAATAAGGTCTGCCACCACAGCGGACTTCCCACACCCGTTAGCCGACTTGACCGCTGTCCGCGTGCTCGTTAAAAAATTTTCTACAATCTCCAACTGCTTCGAGTACCACCGCTTGCCCAGAACGTCATGTAGCCAGGCTTGTGGGTCCGATTCGTACAACCGCAACTTGCTCTTGGTGCGCATTTCGTCGATCGCACCATCGAGCAGGCTATTCAAATA